GGCGGTCGCCGACGGTGGCGAGGTGGACGATGAGTAGCACCCACGCGCACACTTACGGCCGCCAGCTGACGGCAGCAGAGTACGCCCTCGAGGAATCCGGTCGCGTCGACCCGACGAACACGACGTCGATCCAGCGGTCGCTCGCCCGATTCCTCCGTGGTCGGATCGGCCACCTCAACTCGGACATCCGCCAGCTGCTCGTTGAGGAGGACGCGCTCGGGCTCGGCGACAGTACCGGCGGGCGATGGGCCGATCTCTCCGCGGCGGAGACCGCCCGCCGGTTCGACGACTGGCTGCAGCGGGCGATCCAGGCGGAAGTCCTCGACCCGATCGAGGCGCGGAAGGTCCGCGACTGGTTCGAGCGGGCGAGTAAACAGGCCGCCCGAACCGCGAACGGCGAGCTCAGGCGGTTCGGCGTGGATGTCGATCCCGCGGACGACGTCATCCAACAGGACGCCATCCAGGACCAAATCGATCTCCAGCAGGAGGACACCCGGCAGCGAGTCGAGTCATGGATGGACGACTACGCGACCGACGCGCGGTCGCTCGTGACGGCCGCGGTCGGGGGCAACGTCGCGAAGTCGCAGTTGATGCGCGACATCTCAGAGCGGGCGCAGGTGTACAAGTCGCAGGTCACTGCCACTGCGAGCGGCCGGGTGGTGAACCAGTACAACACGACGAAGCTGACCTCGTACGACCGGGTCGACGAAGCCGTCGAACTCGACGTCGAGGCGGAGTACCAGACCGCCGGCGACGACAAGGTCTGCGATCAGTGCCGTGGTCTCGCCGGCACCTACAGTCTCGAGGAGGCGCAGCAGCTCGTCATCCCGGACGACACGCACAACAACTGCCGGTGTCAGTGGCGCGTGACTGACGTTCGCGACGTCTTCTGACCGACGGCGTGCCCGGGCCGATGACCCCCGTACGACACCCGCCGCGAGAGCGGTGAGGGGCGAGGACCCGGGCCGACGAAACTCACAGACATGACATGAAAACCCACAACGAAGACCTGCGGGTGTCGGCCCGGACGTGCCGGCTCACCGCATCTGCAGAGAACGACGAGGACGATCCGCCGTGGCGATTCGGCGGGATCGCTGTCGCTGCAGGCGACATCCTCCACACGCAGGAGGGCGAGCGCGTCCTCTTTACGGAGGAGGAGCTGAAGGCCGCCGCCGAGACGCAGGCGGGAGAACCACTCACGAAGGACCACCCTGAGGACGACCAGGGTCGGCCGAAGTACCCGCCGGACGTCGACGAGGCGGTCGGGAAGGTCCCGAAGGCCGGCTGGGTCGAGTCCGAGGGCGGCGTCGGCTACGAGGCTACCACCCACGACGAGACGATCGCCGCCGGCGTGCAGGGCGGGAGCTACGAGGTGTCCGTCCACCCGTTCTTGGTCACCGAGCCGTACGACGGTCCGGAGGCGGACGTCAAGGCGGTCGACATCGTCTTCGGCGACCTTTCGGTCGTCTCGAAGGGCGACTCCCCGAGCAACACTGCGCAGTGGGGGCCCAACCAGGCGCTCGCCTCCTGGACGGAGACGGCAGACATCGGCTCGGAGCTCACGGCCGCGGCCGACGTCGACGACGATGGCGACACCCGGTCGCTCGTTCGCCGGCTCGCGGAGCGGGTCGGCATCGTCGACTCGCAGGACCGGCGCGGCGGCGTCTTCTTCCCCGACCAGACGACCGACGGCGACGCCGTCGAGATCGGCGACGCGAGCTTCGACGATGCCCCGTGGCTGATCACGGTCCACGCTTCGGGCGAGGAGTACACCGACGTCGGCGCCGGCCTCGGACCGGAGCTCGGGATGAGCGACCCCTTCGAGCCCGGGGAGTACCCGACCGAGACCCAGATCAGCCTCGACGAGTCGATCGAGGAGGACCAGACGCTGTTCGCGCTGCTTCGGTACCACGCGGACGGCGAGGTCTCGGAGCCGATCCCGCGGAGCGACGGCGGTCACTACCTCGACTCCGGCTTCGTCGCGGTCGCGCCTGACGGCGTGATGGACGGCGAGGCCAGCGAGGCGACAGCAGGCGCAACGGACGGCGACGAACCGGCGGAATCCGGCTCGGACACAGACACCAACATGGGAGACAACGCAGACGGCACGACCGACGGACCGAACGACCCTGACGGCGGCGACGCCGGCGGGGACGACAACAAGACGCTGGGCGAGATGACGCCCGACGAAGCGGCCGACCAGCTCGGCGACGCCCTCCGAGATCAGGGCTTCGTCACTGAGGACGACGCCGATCAGATCGTCGATCAGGCCACCGCGAAGAACGAGAAGGCCGAGAAGGTCGCCGAGATCCTCGCGAAGAGCGACGACTACGACGAGGAGGACCGCGAGGACCTCATGGCCTCTGCGGACTCGCTGATCGACAAGGAGTACAAGCGCGTCCGAGGTGAGCTCGCGGCGAGCATGCCCGGGAACGCGGGCGCGGCGTCGACGCTGACGGCCGGCTCGGACGACGCGGTTGACGAGTACGGCACCGGCGTCAAGGAGGACTAACTCATGATCGCAGAGCACCAGAGCGTCATCGCACAGGTCCACAACGAGAACAGCTTCCTCGAAGGCGAGGCTGACGCGGCCCTTGACCCGGGAACGGGCGCGGTCGCGTACAAGGACGCCGACGGCAACTGGCACGTCCGGCAGGCCGGTGCCGACGAGAACACCAAGCGCGTCGTTCGCGAACAGCGGAACCCGCCCCGCGGCGGGATGACCGTCACGGACACCGGCACCAGCGCCCTCGACCAGGGCTACAACGCCGGCGACAACACCGAGACCATCGGCTTCCTCCGGTACGACCGGGCGCGGCTCCGCAAGAGTTCGAACTGCTCGGCCGACCCGACTGACGCCGAGGCGGCGTGGGACCAGAACGGTCACATCGTCGACGCCGGCGGGACGGTCGACGGGACGAACTCGCCGACTGAGTTCGTCGGTCGCATCGTGGAAGAGATCACGCGGTCCAACGAGGACAACCTCCTCATCGTGGAGTTCTACTGATGTCCATGAACGTTTCGAGCCCCGAGGTCTCGGGGCCCAAGGAGTTCGAGGACTCGATTCCCCTGACCGCTCAGGCGGCACTGTACAACCCCATGAAGAGCGCCCGCGAGCAGGCGCTCGCCCAACTCCGGGCGGACTCGGTGTTCGGCCCGGACACCTGGAACCAACTCGACGAGGCGACCGGCGTCACGTCGACGTCGGACAAGAGCCAGCTGCAGGAGCTGACCGCGGACTCGACGCTCGTCGTCGACTCGTGGGAGCAGATCACCGACATGGTGCTCGACAGCCAGTTCGTCGAGTCGACCATCGTCGACCAGCTCATCGGCGCCGGCTTCGGCGTCTCCTCGAGTCTGTCGCGGTACGCCTACTTCAACCCGATGAGCAACACCCGGCTCGAAGCCGAGACGGGGATGAACATGCGGACGCAGTCCGAACAGCAGATGCCCGGCTTCGGGCTGGACGGCGTCCCGCTCCCGCTGCACCAGGTCGAGTACCAGATCGACGCGCGGGAGTACCAGAACGCACAGGCGTTCGGTGAGGACTTCGACGACTCCGTCGGGACTGAGGCGCGCCGTGCGCTGAACCGCTCGGAGACTGACACTCTCTGGGACGGGTGGGGCGGCAACATCGAGACCGAGCGTGGTCTCGTCAGCGTCGACGGACTCGACAGTGACGCCACCCCTATCCTCCAGGCGTCTGGTTCTGCCGGCTGGATCACGGACCCGAACAACATCCTCGCGGACTTCAAGGAACTCCACGACACCGTCGAGAACCAGACCGACGTCTACGACCAGGACGACGTCCCGCTGGTCTCGGAAGTCGGTGGGTGGGTGTTCGTTCCCCGTGGGATGTGGGGCGAGTACTCCCGTGAGGACTACGAGACGTCGGCGACCGACGAGCCGGTCAGCGAGCGCATCGAGCGCAAGTACGACCACCTGAACGTCGTGCCGGCGCCGCGTCTCGACAGCGACTCGCTGATCATGGTCCTAAACGACCCGCGCTACTTCCAGATCGTCAACGCCCAGGGTGTGACCAACACCACCTGGGAGTCCGACGGTGGTGCCGCACTGAACGCCCGCCTGCTCTCCTCGCGGACGCCGTTCGTCCGCAAGCAGCCGGACAAGATCAACGGCATCGTCCGGATGACCGGCATCAACGCCTGATACTCATGTCTGAGGACACTGTTCGTGTTCGCGTCGACCGTGGCGAGTACCGCCACGAGCGCGAGCACTACACGGAAGGCGACGAGCTGGAGGTTCCAGAGAAGACGCTGCGGAAGCACCCGCGCTCGCTCACGCGAGTCGAGGACTCCGAGGCGTCGGTCGACGACGGTGACGCGGACACCATCGACGATGGCGACGACGAGATCGTGGTCGATCCGGACCCGTCCGAGCGAACCGTCGACGAGCTTCGCGACCGGGTCGAGGATGTCGAGGATGTCGACCTCCTGGAGGCAATCAAGGACGCCGAAGAGGACGGCAAGGACCGGGAGACAGCCAAGGACGCCATCGACGCCCGCATCGCGGAACTGGAGGGGTAGGCAATGTCCGACTACCGGAGTAGCGTCGAGAAGGTCCGCGCGGAGTTGGAACGGACGGATTTCCCAACGGTCCAGCTGTCTGACCCACAGATCAAGACGGTCGGGCTCGACCCGGCGAACCTCATCGTCGAGGAGGACCTCGCCGACACGGGGCAGTCGGACGACCGTCTCGCGCTGATCGAGCGGTATCTCGCCGGCCACAACATCCTCGCGTCCGGGATCGATGACCTCCGCCAGACGACATCGGAGCAGACCGACCGCGAACGGAAGTCCTACGCCGGCGAGTTCGGGGAGGACCTCAAGTCGACGACACTCGGCCAGAAGGCGCTCACGATGGACCAGTCGGGGACACTCGCCGACATGGCGAAGCCGACCGCGTCCATCACCGTGCCGGACACGTCCGGAGGCTGGTAACCATGGCTGACCGACCAGCCGTCTACCGTCTCACGCGGTCCTGCCGCTACGGGGGTGGCGACCGACGCAGCGCCGGCGAGCTCTGGATCGACCCGCCCGAGGGCGCGGTCGACCGACTCGATCGGCACCTGGAGCGTCTCGACGAGAACGGTCGCATCCCACGCGACGAGCTCGGGACGATGCAGTACCAGCGCCTCCAGGAGCTCGCGGCCGCGGGCGACGTCGAGGACGTCGACGGGAACAGTGGCGGCGAGGCGATCGTCGACGCCTACGCGATCGACGAGTCGGAGGGTGAGGATGAGTAGCCCGCTCCTTCTGGCTCTCTTCGTCGGAGGGTTCGTGTCTGGGTTCGCGCTGGGCTACCTCCGACGAGACGCTCAGTACACTCGTTCCCGTGTCGCGGAGACGCCAGAGAACGACCCTCGCGGCCCCGACCTGGGACGGGAGGGTGGTTACGGCGTCACTAGGCCGTCCGCGGAGGACTCTCCTGATGTTCGCGTCGAGCACTCCCACGTCGGCAACGCCGAGGAGGACTGACCCATGCGCGGCACGCTCACCCATCTCGTCACGATCGAGCAGTACCAGGAGACTGGCGAGACCGTCGACGACGGCGCCGGCGGGACCATCCCGGTCGAGGAATGGGTCGCGGTCGTCGACAACGAACCGTGCCGCTACGAGCCCGCCGGGAAGGGCTACGTCCGCGAAGACCAGGGCGGCCGCGTCTACTCGAGCCCGCGAATCTACCTCCCCGCTCGGACGGCCGGCCACATGGGTCCGAACTCCGAGTTCGTCCTCGACATCGACGAGGGTGACGACTGGCGACTCCGGCTCGCCAGCGTCGACGGCGAGTTCGCGATCCGGAGCGTAGACGTCCACTACAGCGGGCCGCAGCAACCGAGCCACGTCCTCGTCGAGCTCGAGGACGTCGAACCAGAGGGATCGTCGTGACTGCCGGCCTGGAGTGGCTCGGCGACGGGCCGGCCGGGATGATCGACGACCTGCTCAACTTCGAGGCGATCCTCATCGAGGAGATCTCCGCGGAGGCTGAAGACCTCGCGGACTCGCTACTCGATGACACCCAGGACCTCGCACCGGTCGATACTGGGGAACTCCGCGACTCGTACGAACGCGAGATCGAGGAGGTGCTCGAGGCGATCATCGAGGTCCGCGTCGTCTCCGACGTCGAACACGCGCCCTACCAGGAGTTCATGGACATCGGAACCCCACACGTCGGCCCGGCCCTCGAGCAGAACAAGAGCACGTTCGAGGACGCTGCTGAGCGCGCCTGGAACAGCGCCGTCCGGAGGCTCTCGTGACCCGCAACACCGGGAGCGGACAGCTCCGGAACGCGATCCTCGAGGACCTCCGCACGCACCAGCCGCTGCTGGACGCGCTCGACCTGAGTGGTCTTGCGGCCGTGGACGGCCCCGCAGACCCGTCGCGGCAGATCTACTCCCAGCAGACGCTGCAGGAGACCGACTACTCTGTCGGCGTCGCCGTCGGGGTGATGCGCGGCGGGGGCGGCACCTCGACATCCTCGTCGACGAGCACCGACTTCGTCGTCCAAGCGGCCGTCGTCGCCCGCCTCGGCTGGCGCCAGGCCGTCGACAACGACCCTGCTCTTGGACTCTCCGAGTCCTACATGGACGACATTCTGAGCCTCGTCGGGGAGCGCGCGAACATCGCGTTCGGCGTCTCATATCTCCAGCCCAACGGGCCGGTCGGCGGCTCCGAGATGCTGGAGTCTGACGACGGCGGCCAGTGGTCGCTCCCCGCGCGGTGGAGCGTCACGCGGACGGTCGTCGGCAACGACGGCCCGCGAGCATAGCGCAGTAACCGACCCACAGACAACACACTCATGAGTTCCGCACCCAGCGACTACGACCCGACTGAAACGCTTGTGGGTGTGTCCGGAAAAACGCCGAAAACGCCACACAGAACGTTTATGCCGGTTGCTAACCATTTAACGATAAGCGCGGTTGACCTCTTGAAAGTAGAGGCCGGTGTTGAAGCCACCGACCCCGCGCTTCGGAGCAACCGAAGCATGAGCCAAGACAACCCCGACGGCAATAACGGTAGCGTTGAGTGTCTCTCCTGTGACCGTGCGTTCTCCACTCAAGCTGGCATGAAGAAACATCATGCACAGATTCACGGAGAGTCCATCGCAGGAATTGAGAAAGTGTGTGAAACTTGTGGGGATACGTTCCGGGTCAGGCAAAGTCGCGCTGAGACAGCCCGATTCTGTTCGGATTCTTGTAAATACGGGGCTCGGTTTTACTGCCTTGTCCCGTGTAGCAACTGTGGGGAGGAAACCCCGAAACAGCAGTGGTATCTCGAAAACCACGACAATCAATTCTGCGACCAAGCCTGCCTCGGCGAATGGCTCAGTAAAAACTTCCACGGAGAGAACCACGCCCAGTGGGAGGGTGGAAGTGAGAACTACGGCCCAGGTTGGACTGAAACGAAGAAAGACTCCGTCCGAGAGCGCGACGGGAATGAGTGTCGACGCTGCGGGATCGGTCGGGAAGACCACCTTGACACCTACGGCCGGGATCTCAACGTCCATCACGTCGTCCCTGCGCGGAAGATCGACGACCCAGAAGAGCGCCACGCACTGGCCAATCTGGTTACACTCTGTCAGTCCTGCCACCCGCACGTCGAACAGTCGGCGAAGGAGGAGGGAGTCGCCGACTGACGCCGCGTCCGATGACCCGTTGGGGCGAGGACCGCATTCTGACACGTCATCGGAGCGAGAACAGCTAGCCGATCGAATCAGCGAACCTTACAACAACAGAACACAACCATGAGCAGCGCACCCAGCAGCTACGACGAAACCGAGACCTTGTCGGGAGCCTGGACCGACGTCTCCGTCGTCCAGGATCCCGGAGCAACCGGAGAGACCGAAACGTTCCTCGCCCGAACCGCGGGCGATATCTCGATCACGCCGAACACGAATCAGTGGGAGAGCGAGCCGAACGCCTCCCGCCACCGGCAGTCCGGCACGGAGCACGTCGACTACACGATCGAGATCCCGCTCGACCACAATGCAGATTTGGATCTGCAGGAGCTCGGCGTCATCGACGACACCACGATGGCGCGGATCTTCAACGAGATCCACGACGCCGTCCGCCTCTACGTCTTCAAGGACCGCGAGGACGCCGACGGCGCGGAGGTCATCCAGCGCGAGGCGGCCCGCGTCCGCGTTGAGGAGACCGAAGAGGAGTTCGCCAGCGGTGACCCGGCGAACGCGACCATCACCCTGCGCGTGATGGGCGAGATCAAGCACGAGTTCTCCACGGTCTGATCATGTCCGGAGCAGCCACGAACGGCGCGTCCGGCACGACCGATCACTT